CACCCGTCCACCTCCGCGAAGAGGTATTCAGCTGAAGCGAGCGCCAAAATCTTCGAAGCGGTATAATCCGGCTCGAACTCATCATACTGACTCGGCATCCAAGTCACATTCGCACCTTCCGAGGCTTTGCCTTGGTACCTTCGATTCGTTGGTAAAGACGAAAGATTGTCAATGGTATTAGGCCCAAAAGGGACGAAATCATATGGAACTCGACCTGCATTAATATTCCCTCCATTCGCAATGTCTGGAGATGTATTTTGCAAGAGAATTTCAAGTGAAATCACCCTGAAAGTAGTAATATCATTGTCAATCCCAAAGGTATCAAATGCCGGAGCATAAGAAGATATGTTTGCGCTTTGAATTTGAGCAGATGTCAGACCAATGGAGAACTTTGAAGAAAACACGTCCGTATTCCCGAAAATCGAAAAAGCGATTGCGTCAGCATTCGCAAGTAGTTGCCCACTAAAGGACACACCCCTTGCTTGTGTCAACGGTAACGTTACGACCAAAACCCAAACTCCACCGGCGATCTTCGTCCAGACATTCATATTGGCAGGAGAAAGACTTCTCTTGACAATATCAAATGAAACGACTGGAACACCAGCAGAGTTGAAGTTGAAACCGTAATGGGTTACAGCCGCCGAATCTAAAATCGGAACTACTTCGGATAACACATTTACCAACGTATTATCTGTAAACTTCGCAAAGCCCTCTTTGATATCACCACCATCGGACAAGCCCAATAGTTGTCCAGAGCCATCAATTGGACCAGGTCCCGAAGCCGGCACGAAAAGTGCTACCGGGGTCGTTACAAAACCGGGGTTTTGTAGATCTGGTTTCATGACAACCCTGAATCCTCCAGGTTGTTCAACAGAAGTGATATCAATTTCCTTGTGCAGATGTCTTACACAAACTTGCTGTGGAAAAGAAGCAGGAGAAACCACGAGGTCAACACCGTCACCCCCACCAGGGGAAATGAACTGTTCAGTGACTCGTGAAAGATAAGGTCCCAAAAGATCTTTCTTAGAGACTTTCTTTCCTGACTTCTTGCTTTGATTTGAAGGATTAGGCACCTTCTGGGCCGTTGCCTTTTTGGCATTCATAAGTGTTTAATATGGGATACCACTCGCTCCCGAGTGCGACTATACATTATCATAACCAACATATGGGCATCCGTGTAGTCTGTCGACACGCAGATTTCTCTGCTTTCCGATAGATGATCACCACATGCGACCTAAGTCAGTGGATTGCTACCTTAGTACGGAAGTATTAAGTCTGAATTTTCACCATTGGCTCCAAGTTAATCCGGAATGGAATACGAGGGGTTGCCCCCAGGCCTCTTGCACCGATTACTAATTCAAACACCGTTTTGGATGCTAAATATGATAACCCCATAGACAGTTTAACGTCTTATCAAGGACCACACTTATAAACACCAGGACAGAACCACTAATCCTCAGAAGGACCGGCCAAAACCGGACCCCCCCAAGAATCAGAGTGTGGAAGCCAGCTCACACAGCGCGCAGGAAGATAGTTCTTGATCTTTTTGCCCGAACAAGAAACCTCACGGTGCCGTAGGGCCCGATGAAAATTATGCTGTAAGACATAATCAACACCATACCCACAACCTACCTCCCAAGTAGTCGACTTTATCGCAAACGGAAGAAGAAATGAAAAATAACTTTCCATATCCTCAAACTCGAAAACTGGACCTTGAACAGGACACCGACCAACTCGCCATTCATCATAGACTGGGAGCATTTTTCCAACTTTTCTAAGAGCACCTTGAGCAGATTTAGGCAACTCACTGATCTTCTCAGACCATATGAATCTAGGCTTTTCTCTCATAAAGTATGTCGCTACACGCCTCTGTAAATCTGAGACGCCGTAGTTCCATCCTTCAGGGGCGGAAAGACCTAAACCTCCAAGCCTCTTATGAACAAAAAAGTTAGGAGAAAACTCACCAATTTTTGGTGAAAGTCGTGTCAAAGTCCGAAAAAGAACTCTTGTACACATATCCCGAGCCCTCTCACATGGTTGATCCCTTACGAGATTCCATATTTGAGGTCCTTGAGATAGTGTCCTTGAGACTTCCCCAACTTTAACATTGTGACCGGTTGAGACCGCCAAAGGAATATAGCGTACCTCAACCCCATGATCCATGTCAACGAAGATGGAATTTATGAGTGCCCAACGGCGTGACTCATAAGATTTCACCTCATTCACAACGAAGCCGACCTCGCCTGAGTATCGCCTCCACATCTCACCATGTTCTAGTTCTCCTTTAAACAGGATATCATCCCCATTAATGAGTACTCTCCTCAAGAGATACTTATTATAAGGAAAGATCCCGTACGTCCTCATAAAAACGGAAAGATTAATAACGCACAAAAAGAAAAAACTTAATGGATGACCCATAAGTTGACCGCCCACCTGTCGAATGACCTCCCCGTCTGGGTAGTGTATGTTCGTTTCTTCGAAACTCCTCTTCGCCACTGAGTAGAGATATGAAGAACCAAGACCTAGGTTCTCACACACCCTCTCAAGAGCTACAAGAGTTGCTTCCATGGAGAGATTGTCCGTAGAATCGACATAATCTCCACTGAAATAGAAACTGGCACGCACTCGCCGCAAACGTAAGATCCGAGAAAGAACATCGACATTCATTGTTGAAAACTTTTGCTTCTTCCATTGAGAAAGAAGGAAAGCCTGAAACACTCTTAATGAAGAATAAAGAGCGCCCCTTCCAACAGTGATTGCACGAAACTTTCCAGGGTCTAAGACCATCTGAAGTTTGACGTCAACTGATTGTTCAACTGATTCATTAAACAACCTATATTCAAGATCATCACTAAATTTCTTCTGTCCTGCACGATCACCAATCTCAAAAGTCGCACCACCTCCCAAGACATAAGAGTGATTACCTCCCTTCTCACGGCTGTTCTCAAAACAGGCACTGTAAGTAGGAGCGCAATGACTCTCTGGTCTATAACTTGTCCCAGGGGGGATCACCAAGTCAACAGCTTCTCTAATCCAGAACGAGGCTGCTGACGCACAGTCCTTATATTGTTTCATAAGTTTCTTATGTTTTTCAATCGATTCGTTACGAAGTTCGTCGGGCATAACCTCCCAACATCGCTTCGTCTCGTAAAGAGATCGAACAAAAGCAGCCGCTATTCGTCCAGATTTATTAGGATTCATCATCCTAATAGTCCTTGTTAATAGCAACTTCCTTATGAAACCAGTAAAAACAATGATTGATCTATCATTGCTTTTTCCAGTACCATACGCCAACAGTTGTTGTAAGTCCTTTTTCAAAGACTTTTCCATTAGATTGTCAAGACTCAGCTTCAAAATCATGAACCAGAGTTCAGCTCGTGATTTCTCAAGCTTGATGTAGTGTTTCTTCCGAATTTCAGGAACATAAGAATCCAGAACTTGGACAAGAGCTCTATAAGCAGCAACTGCCCGGCCTATCTTCGACTTGAGGACAGCGCAAGCTTTCTTCTCGAAAAACTCACACGCGAGTGAAGATAGGGTTATCTTTGGACCGTCTGGAGATAACCAACCAGGTGTATAGGTAAGACCCGTTACCAGATCAAACCTATCGGCGCATACGCCATAGGACCCCGTCCCATCCTTTAGTAGGAAGACTGGCTCCTGTGGTTTATGACAGAAACCAGGGTCCCGCCAATGTGCAGGTACCTTGAGGTCAAGAGGGTTTAATAAGTGTGTCGACATACGATTATTCAGTATTCAACACTTGTTAACTCAT